TCCCCGCTGCATCTGCTTTAACAGCAGGGCAAGTATTGACATCTGCAGATGGTGAGAAGAAAGCAGTTTTTGAATCCTTCTACATTGAACCGTTTACAACTATCTACGTCCAGGAACTTGGTATTCGTTCTGTAACTGTAAACAGTGTAGTTGGCACATTCGCTGTTGGTGAAACAATTACTAAGGGTAGTGCTCCCAACACAACTACAGCAACTATCTACGCAGTAGCACAGGGTTCTGGTACTACTAGCATTTACATTGGACCATCTACTATTAATGGTTCTGGTGCTGAGTTCACCGATTCTGATGGTATTACATCATCTGGTGGTGCAACTGCATCGATCTCTACTGGTGGTGTTGGTGCAGCAGTAAACGAATTTATTCTGTCTGAAGATGATGTTACCTATAACATGTATCTGGGTGTAGACTTAACAGTCTTTACTGATAGAACATATCGCTTTGATGTATCTGATTCGTCAATGACTGGTATTGATTTCAGACTCTCTACTACTGTCAACGGTGAATGGGGTCCTGATAACATTGCTGGTTCTGCTGATGATGGTGCTCAGTTAACAACTGGTAAGACAACTAACGGCACCCCTGGTCAAGCAGGTGCATATATTCAGTATGATTTCTCTGCTGGTGCATTGTCTGGTAACCTTTATTTCTATGAAGGTGACACTGGTACAGCAGGTAACTTCGCTTATGGTGGTAACGATAGATACCTTGTTACTAGCACTGACTTCACATACAGTGGTGTTTACATTTATGACAAAGAAGGAACATGGGTAGATGGTACTGACACCTTTGAAGCAAACGGTGTTGCATATACTGTCAATACTCAAACTGCTGGTGCATATGGTTATGTAAGAAACCTCAGTGGTGCTACCTTGAAAGTTATCAAAGGTAAGAATTCTGCTGACTTTACTACATCTAGTGTATTCCAAGACTCACCCATTCTAACTACTGCTGCACGTTCTGCAGTTGGTGTTAGTGCAGTTCTTCTGGCAACTACAGCAGTAGATGCTGAGATGTATGTTAGAAAAGATAATGCAGTCGGTGATGATGACTCAGAAGAGATTAAGTCTCTTGTAGTTGGTCCTGGTGGACGTGTGATTGTTGAATCCAATGGTGGCAATGCTGCTTTCAACCTTGTAGGTTTTGAAGATGCATCGTCTGCATTAACTATCAGAAACTTTGGTAGTGGCGTCGGCAACGGCGGCGGATCTGGCGGTGGATCTTGATCTCCAATAAATAACTAAAAAGCAACGTAGAAGATGTCTCTAACTAGACTTAAGAATATTATTACGTCCCGTACGGGGCGTATTATTTACGTTAACCCCGATGACTTTGATGCATCTGATGCTATTGACAACAGGGGTAACTCTGCACTGCGACCATTTAAGTCTATTCAAAGGGCATTTCTAGAGGTTGCTAGATTTTCGTATCGTGTTGGTCTGAGTAATGACGAATTCGATGCATTCTCGATCATGCTCTATCCTGCAGAGTATGTGATTGATAACAGACCAGGTGAGATTCTTTATACTAACGTTGCTCCTATTGATGCTAATTCTAACCTGGATCTGACATCTCCTAATAATGTGCTTTATAAGTACAATTCTGTAGAAGGAGGCGTCATTGTTCCCAGAGGTTGTTCACTGGTTGGCACCGACCTTCGCCGTACCAAGATTATTCCTAAGTACGTTCCTTATCCTACGACGTATACTGCAAAGGGAATCAATAACGAAGCAGATGTTCCTCCTCGCACCGCAATCTTCAAGGTCACAGGTGGTACATACTTCTGGCAGTTCTCCTTCTTCGATGGTGCTGAGGAAGGCGTATATTTCAAACCCGATAGCACCGAGACTCTTTCTCCCAAGTTCTCGCACCATAGACTGACTTGCTTTGAGTTTGCTGATGGTCTGAACAATCTATCTACACTAATTTCTAAGGGAACAGTTCCTACTGGTGATTACACTGCAGTTCCTAATATCCTTGAGAGAACTGACTTAGACATCTACTATCAGAAAGTATCTAAGGCATTCGCTACAATTCCTGATACATCTGGTGATCCTACACAAGACCAAATTCAGGCAAGGGTCGAAGAAAATCGTATTGTTGGTCCTATTTCCGATGAGTACAGAGTCCTTCAGATCACAAGAAATGGTCAGACAGCAACGGCAGTCACTGTTGACGAGTTTGATAACCCCAGAGACCATGGATTTTCCGTTGGTGTTAACATCAACGTTAGTGGTGTTACTGGATCAACTGGATCGAACTCCGAAGTTGATGCAACAGTTTTCAACGGATCTTTCACCGTCACTTCGACACCGACTGGTTCAACATTTACATACCAATTAGCATCTGTACCAACTGGTAATGCTGTTGGTTCTAACATTACTGTTAAGACTGAGATTGATACTGTTGACTCTGCATCTCCATATGCGTTCAACCTGTCACTGAGAAGTGTATGGGGTATGAACGGTATGCACGCTGATGGCAGCAAAGCAACTGGTTTCAAATCAATGGTTGTGGCGCAGTTCACTGGTCTGTCACTGCAAAAAGATGATAGAGCGTTTGTAAGATATAATGCTTCTACTGGTAACTATGACGTAGCAACTGCTGGTGATGGTGCTCACTTGGATGGTTTCGCTGAGTATCGTAAAGGATGGGGACACGAGCACATTAAGTGTTCTAATGACTCCTTCATTCAGGCGGTTTCGGTGTTCGCTGTTGGATACTTCGGTCACTTCACTGCACTGAGCGGCGGTGACATGTCGATTACCAACTCTAACTCTAACTTTGGTAATACCGCACTTAGATCTGCTGGATTCAAGGCAAAAGCATTCTCCAAAGATAAAGCAGGTGCTCTGACTCACATCATTCCACCTAAGGCACTTAACGTCATTTCGACAACTGCAACAGGTGCAACTGGTTCACCTAACATCACTCTCGCTAATGATGGTAGCGTCAATGGTGTTATTGAAGGCATGAATATCAGTGGTACTAATATTGCTAGTGGTGCTACTGTTGTTTCTGTTAATGTGAACACTCGTGTTGTAACACTCTCTGGTAACAACACAAACGCAGTTGATACTAATGTTATCTTCGGTGAAGAAACATCGGTCAACTGGGTAAACGTTGATATTCAACGTACAAAGGTTATCAACTCTGCACTTGCTGGTCAGGGTGGTACACCTGGAACAAGACTTTACCTGTATGGATACACTACTGAAGCATCTCCTCCAACAACAAAGGTTCAGGGTTTCGCTATTGGAGCACGTCAAGATGGCACAGGTGTTGACGCTGTACCAGACAAACTGAACGTATTGTTGGTTGCTAACGGTGCATCTACATCGTCTGTTCATACAGCAAAGATTTCACCTTATGGTCCTGATGTTTCTAATAAAGCAGCAGGTACAACTGGATCTCCTATCCAGTATGATAGTGCTACCTATACAATCAATGGTAACACACAGGTTGGCGGTTGGTATTTGAATGTAGATTCTAATGAAAATGGTATCTACACAACTTTATCTACCAACTCTCAGTATAACAACGTAAACTTCACTCCTACAACATTCATTAAGAGGATTCCTGACCCTCGCGACTTGCAAGATAGAACATTCCGTGTTCGCTATGTAATCGACAAGGATAAGACTAATCCCCTGCCTCGTGATCCTATCTCTGGTTACGTCATGCAACCTCTGAATAGTGACACAACCAATTACAATCTTCAACGTGCATTCTACATCTATGATATTGAAGTAGTTCAAGAATTCGAGAGAGGCGTTTCCGATGGAATCTACTACATTACCCTCCTTTGTGCATCTATTGCACCTACTACAAGTAACTTCGATGACAGGAAGTTCTCTCAGAACGTCAACGAAGTCTATCCTACGTTTGACAGAGACAACCCTGTTGCTGACCCTGATGCTGCGGTTTCCGTCGCTGACAATGAAACTATCGGTCTCGTAAAAGCAACTGACGGTGCTACACCTACACCTAATAAAGATCCTAAGAGATCTATTACTAAGGAAGCAATTCAGTTCTTGTTAACTGATACTGGTTGGACACAACCAGGTACTACACCTAACTATGACTCTGTTAATAAGAGACTGTCTAACGTTCAACTAACCGCCCGTGCAGGTGATGAAGAAGTCAGAAAGATCAACATCAGAGAAAACAATGATGGAACTGTTGCACCTATCAACGTTGAGTTCAGGAGGCACAGTATCCTGCGTTCTGGTAACCATACATTTGAGTATCTTGGTTTCGGTCCTGGTAACTACTCCACCGCCTTCCCTCAGACGCAGGTGGAAACACTGAGTTCTGATCAGGTTAAGTTCTCACAGTCAATTAAAGAAGAGGGTGGAGTTTCATTCTACTCTGGTCTTAACTCTAACGGTGACCTGTTTATTGGTAACCAGGTTATCAACCCTGTTACAGGTCAAATCACTAACGAAGATATTGCACAGTTGAACGTTGTTGGTGAAGAGAACACTACAATTCAGACATTCTCTGAGTTGGTTCTTACCGACAAACTCACCGTTATTGGTGGTGCATCTAACCAGTTGGAATCTATCTTCGCTGGTCCTGTTACCTTCCAAGGACTTACTACCTTCACTAACAACATCCAAGCGAAAAAGATTTCGTACTACAACCAGGATGGCACGGTAATTAAGCAAACCTTACTGGCACCAGAAGATGCAAATGGACAACCAGATTTTACTACTATCACAGGATACACTACGCCTGCTGATGGTGATCTTGTTTACAATATCAATTGGTCACCTGGTAAGTCGCTTGGTTGGATATATTACAATGGAACATGGCACGAGTTTGGTCTCACGGATACTGGAGACATTGATATTGCTGCTTTCTCTGGGGAGCAACATATTGGTATTGGTACTGCTGCTACATCTGGTTTCCGTGTTGGCATCCTCGGAAACGCCAAAGTAGATGGTGACTTAGTTGTTACTGGACGAGGTGGTGTTGGTTCTGATAAGTATATCACCAAGTCTTATACTGGCGATGGAACAACTCTAACCTTTGCTATTACTACCTATGGTGGTGGTATTCAACACACTGATGACTCTGTTCTGGTGTTCTTGAATGGTGTTGCACAGATTGCTGGAACAAACTATACAGTTGACTCTAACGGTTCTAACGTTGTATTCAGTTCTGGTGATGCACCACTGGCAAGTGATACCGTCCATATTTTAGAACTGCCTATCTAAATACTTAAGGAGAATACCGCACTGCTATGGCACTTTCAAAAATTAGTGGAAATCAGATTTCTACTAGCACAGAAGCAATTATTACAACTCTATCGTTCCTAAACACAAACTCTGTCTTTAGATTACCTGCTGGTACTGCAGCACAGAGACCTACAGGTGTATCAGTTGGTTCACTTCGTTTCAATACGGATGAAGACTCTGCTGAAATCTATAAGGCAGATGATGGAACTGGTAGTGCAGGTTGGGCAGCAGTTTCTGGTGGTGGTCCCTCTCTTGGTGATAAGAGTATTGTCCGAACAAATGCAACAACAATTAGTGAAAACCTCACGGTAGGACCTACTCTTGGTGCAGAATTTGCTAACGGCATGAGTGCAGGTCCTATTACAATCGCAAGCGGTTTTACTGTTACTGTTGAATCAGGTGGTGCTTGGAGTGTTAGATAATGGGAAAGTTAAACGCAGCAAATTTTGAAGGTAATTTTCCAAACTATAGAATAACTATACACAAAGATAGTAGTTTAGATGTTGCTAGTCAGTTTCTTGTGACTGGGCAATCATATATGCCTCTACCATCTGATACTACTGATAACTTTGCTGGTCGTCCTAATGGTAACCATCCAAAGCAAGGTATGCTAAGATGGAATACAACAACCTCTTCAATTGAACTATTTGATGGCAACACATGGGTTGCTAGATCTTAAACTAAATTGTTATGACTAATGATGCTAAGTTGATCGTCGAAGAAGGCGATGCTCCTGACTTGACTTTATATCAAAAAAGAATTAATATATGTGATGGGTGTGAGCATAAGAATCCCATCGGCATATGTAATAAGTGTGGGTGTGTTCTTGCTGTAAAAGCAAGATTCTCATTCTTTCACTGTCCTCTGAAATACTGGTAATGAATCTGACAAACGTCGTACATCACGACAACTTTATCTCTGAGTTTGACACTAATCTTGACTGCAAACAGATCATTGAATACTTTAAGTTTATCAATGGTAATGGTCTGACAGTTAAAAGACAATTTCCTGCGACAGGTGCTGCTGATAAACAAGTTTTTCTACACGAACTTCCAACCGAATACTTTCACGATAGTCTGTCTCGTGAAGTATATCAGACATGGAATATGGTGACAGACATTGCATTGAATCAATATGCAAACAGATATGACATTCTGCTGAATAGAAAGTATCAGCATACTTTATGTAAATTGCAAAAAACTTCTCCTGGTGAAGGTTATCACCAATGGCATTTCGAGTCTACATCTAATGCACCATATCGTAAGTTGGTGACTATGTTGTATCTTAATGATGACTTTGATGGTGGTGAGACAGAATTTCTGTATCAGCATTGTAGAATCAAACCAAAGGCGGGTAAGTTTGTAATCTTTCCATGTGATTGGCCCTGGACACATCGTGGAAACCCCCCTTTGGATGGGGATAAATATATTGTTACTGCTTGGGTAGAAGAGTATCCTAGTGGGCACTAATAAATAAAAGAAAGTAACTCGTAAGATGAGCAAACTATCGATCAGTGGTCTTGGAGGCATTCCCCAAACTTTGGGTCAATGTACTGTGCCTACTGGTCATATTCTTAGAATTGAAGGTGCTTTATATAACACCAGTACAGGTGCATTTCAGTTACCAGCAGGTACAACTGCTGAACGACCTGCATCACCTGGCGCTGGTTATTTTCGTTGGAATACCAACGATTTGAAATTAGAGATCTATAATGGTAGTGGATGGACACAATATGATACCACTGGTGGTGGAGGTGGTTCAGTATCTTCTCTTGGATTGACATCAGCAACCGCAGCATCATCTCCTGCTGCAATTTTAGCAGCAGCACCTGGATCTCCTGATGGTATCTACTGGATCGATCACGGATCTGGTGCATATCAAGTATATTGTTTGATGGATCAGGGTGGATATATGCTTGTAGGTAAGATTCCCGCATCGCCTGCTGATACAAGTAATCCATGGTCATATGTTGGTTCTAGATGGAACGCTAGTTCAACTGTGAATGAAAGTGAATGTCAGAACTTGAATGGTGGTGATGCTCTAAACAGAGGATATTATGGTTATCAATTAACTGAAGGATTTATTTTTGCACTGGGTGATGCAAAGAACTGGTTGCCTAAAGTATCACGAAGCAGTCTAACTGCTAGAGCGGCATTTACTGGTGGACAGTCTAATTATTCTATGGCAAGAGAAACATTCCTTGCTTGGATTCATAATGTAGGCATCAATAGAAATAACTGGGATAACCAACCTCATTGTAATAGAGTAGGTTTCAATAGAACTGACTCTAATGCCTCTGCTATGAGATTTGGTATTACTATGAACAACGAAAACGAATGTAACTCTAACGACTCTGCAATCGGATTCGGTTGTTACACTAACAATCAGAGTAACAGTGGTGATAGAAACTGTGCTGCTGGCGGTTTCCGCTGGAACGGTACAACTAGATACGCCTTTAATGGTTGGATCTTTGTAAAATAAGGAGAAACATGAGCACTATTAGAGCAGACGAACTTAGAGCGTTATCAGATAACAACTTTGTTGTTAATGTAGATTCTAGTGATAACTTCCAAGTCAGTGGCACCATTGAAATGGCAAGTGGTGGTCAATTCTCTGTACCCGCAGGTACAACTGCACAGAGACCATCAACTCCTGTTGGTGGAATGTTGAGATATAATACTGAGTCTGGTGGATTAGAATTTTATGATGGATCTGCTTGGAAAAACTTTATTAGTGGAACTGCTGTAAATAATGGTGCCACAGAATCAACGGCAGTCGCAAGTGTTCAGGCATTGTATGATGCTGGACAGAATACTGATGGTTTATACTGGATGAATTTAGATGGCACAGCAAGACAATACTTCGTTCCATTGCTTTCGCATCCATATTATATTATGGTTGCTAACTGGGGTGGTGGTGCTAATGCTTTCCTCCAAAACGCTAGTGCATTAACTGGTAGAGAACTTGATGGTCAGGGAACATTAACACCTGAAGGAAACTGGGCAAACAATGGTACATATGGTTACTACAGAAATGCAGGTGGATCTGATTATCGATATGCATCATTCTCCAATCGTGGTATTCCCTATCGTTATGTAAAGTTCAAGTTTCATCTCTACAACTACTATTCCAATGATGGTGTAAATGGTAGAGACTTCTTAGGTATGGGTGGCGTTGGTGATGGTATGACTATCATGCGTGATAATAGTGGTATTGGTAATAGTCAGCACATCTTTACATATTTTACTGCTATCAGTAACAATGATGGTAACTCTTGTCCATCAAATGCTGGAACATATCCTACACATAGAGGACAAGGTAACAACCCTGGTGGATTCATTGGAAACCGTTATTCTTGCTTTAGTAGAGAGGGTAGTAGTTACACCTCAGAGTATATCAGAAACTTTGATCCTCGCCCTGGTGATAGCAGCGGCGGCACAGCACCTAACTCATTCACAGGTAATCAATGGTACACTATTGATATTGGTTCACAGGTTAGTGATCCTTTCCATTGTGTTATTCACTCCGATCAAGATAGCGGAAACGAAGATACATACCTGAAGAGAGGGGTAGTTCTCATTAAAGCATAAATAATACGAAGGAATCAGAACTGTAATGTCTCAATTAAATGTTGACAGAATAATTTCTCTGAGTGGTGGCGGTGGAACCGCTTCTATTCAGTTGGAATCCAGTGGTAACTTCAACTTCGATACTGGCACACTTTACGTTGACAGTTCAAACAATGAAGTTGGCATCAATACCACCACACCTCGTTCTTCCTTAGATATTGCTACCACTGACGCGGTTGTGATGCCTGTAGGTAGCACGGCACAGAGACCTGGTAGTCCTATCGAGGGCATGTTCAGGTACAATAGCACCGATCGAACCTTTGAAGGTTATTCTTATGATACAGACGCTTCTGCATTGCAGTGGGGTCCTATTGCTGGTGCAGGTGGAGGTGGAATTCCAACACAATCTGCTGACAGATATAGTACCGATTATTCTGAAGGTGCTGTTCTTTCATCTGATGGTACAAATGCTTTCTGGTCACAGACTGGCACAAATGGTTGGGCGATTGCAAGAATTTGGACACACGGTTATGTTGGTGGCGGATACAAATCTGGCGCACCTTGGAGAAACGTAAACCGTACAGTTCACTCCACTGATACTTCTACAAACCTTGGTGATACTCTGGACAGATCTGGTGCTTATATGGCAGGATCTTTCTCAGATAACAGACACTTCTTCCACTCGATGGAGAATACTTACAGAGGTTCTTCCAACTATACCTCTGGTTTCAGTATGACAACTGAAGCAGGTATCACACACCAAAACCAGTGGGATATGACTGTCAACAGAGCATCGATGGGTTCCTTCCAAGATCATGAACACGCTGGCGGTTATTCTTATCTGATTGGTGGTGGTAATGCTAGAACTGACTCTATGAACCTCAAAACTGAGGTTATGAGAACATCTGGTTTCCCACCTAATCACGCTGATGGTGGCGATGACCCTACACACGGTGGTAACGCAAGACTTAAAGGTTGGTATAAGCGTGGTGGCACACGTCAAGGATTTGTCTGGAGAACTGAAACTTGGGTTACTTGGGATAATGGTCCTGGTGGTGACGGATGGAAGAAGATTCTAGGTTCAATGTTGGGACATATGTACGTTGGTACTGGTAACAACAACCAGAATGGTAATCAGCGTTGTGATGATACAACTGGACTTCAGACAAGAGGTTTGAACTTCGGTAATATGGGTGAGGAAAACTTTGAAATGGGTATGAGAAAAGGTTATTGCTTGGGTAACTACAATGGTGCTCAGAACAATAATACTTTCAAAGTGAATTATATGACAGACTCTTACAACAACCTCGGCGGATCTTCCCCACCAACAGGTCACGCTGGCATGAGTTCTGCTCACTGTTCATCTTCATCTTCGATCTCTGGTGTCAATGACGCTGGGCAAGCAGTATATGACTACGGCACAAATATCCCTAACTACTGATGGCAAATACTAACGACGTTATTGTTCTCGATGCTGAGAAATATCCCCAAGTAGCAGTGTGGGGAGAGAAACTTGGTACACAGTTGGGGTTGGAATATTTTCATCTCGATGATGAGTATTTTGATTATATCCCTCAACATATTAATCATTTGAGGATTGATTCAAAGACTGCTACCTTTGGTCACAAATACTGGGGTGAGTATAGAACTCAACAGTCTGAGTATGGTGAGAATGAGGAAGGTACGACTCAAAAGGATAAGATTACTGTTGACAGAGAGATTGTCAGCAACTACACTGTTCCCTTTATGAAGGCAGTTTTACGCCTGAAGGTACAAGAAATTTACGAAAAAAGGTATAATACTTTACGCACTAAATACAGTGTGCTAGAGGATGCAACTTGGGGTGATCAACTTGCTGAGTCTCAAGCATATCTTCAAGATGATACAACAGCAGTTAGTTTAATTGATAGACTAGCATCTATTCGTGGTTTGACAACCAGTGAATTTGCTGCTAAGGTGGTAGAGAAACAAAAAGAATGGAAGGGGAAACTCTTCGATCTTGCAGTTGGTGAACAAACCGTAATCGGTAAGTTGAATGACTGTGTTAATATGGCAGACATGAATGTCTTCCTTGAAGATTATTTCGGTTTGGCAATGCCAGGCGAATTATGTTTAGATTACAACCGATGTGAATTAAATGAAGATGGACTCATTGTCAGAAAAGAACCTCTCGTCTACGGACTCAAGTTCTGATAATTACAACATTTACAAAGTATTAGAAGATCTCAAGGATATTGATCCTTGGGAAGGACTAGAGAATTTTGATAAGTCTTTGATGGATTGGGCGGAGAAAGTGCCCTTTGGTCAGAGTGACTTTCAAAACACATATTATGTTGTGAACTCTCATGTAACACCTTGGCGTCAAATGCGTCAGGCAATTATGGAACTTCAAGCACGAACAAATGCCGTGCAGAAAGTTACTGTGCAATACAAGAGAAACTTGAATGATATTGCACGTGTCAAACACGATATTGAGAATGAAGAAGATGAGTTCCAACGTAAAGATCTGGAATGTCAACTAGAGATCTTGTATCTTGATAGTCAGATCTGGAAGAATAAACTGAAGCAATCTAAAACAGAGATTGAAGGTTTTATGCGTATTATTAAACAACGCGCAGGAGATGTTCCAGTCGAAGAGTTTATCAAACAGTTTGATGATCCTGAGATTATTGAGTTTGAGGAGCATAAGTATTGGATCGCTCGTATGGCAAAACAGTCTGCGATTGATCTGCTAACTACTGGTAGGATTCAAGCAGGTAACTTAGAAAGTATGCTGCAAATGACTCCCGAAGATCAGGCAGCGGTAACTGATCTTGCTCTCACATATTCTACTGCTATGAACCATTCTATTGGTAAGTTCAAAGAAGCAGCAGAAACTAAAGTTGAGGGTATGTTAGAAGGACGCCCACCTGAAATGTTTGATACCGCTGGAGTTTTCACAGATTATGTCTCGCACAATATTGACCAAAGAAGTCTTCAGTCTTCCGATAAACCCGAAACTGGATCCTGATTATCTTGAAGGAGCGTTTATACCTTTCCTCAAGAAATATAAGCACCTGATTTACGATCTATATTTCACATCTAGAATGCCCCCATTCATGCAAGATGCTATGGGGGATACTTTTCGTACAACTAAAAGCGCACAGGCAGCAGCAACAAATGCTCTGGCAATATCTGAAGCAACAGATATTCCTTTGTCTGCAACGTTCAATAACATCTGGGTACGTCCAGATCAAAAGAACTTAGACTTATGGATTCAGAACTTTAAGTTTCTGTATGATGCTGGTGTTAGGACTGTTACTTTGCCTCATACATCTTGGGTGCTGACAGGACAGATTCAGAAAGAATATCCTGAACTAAAGATCAAGAATACAATCTTGCGTGAGGTAGTCAAACCTAACGAGATTGTCAGTCTTGCTAGTGCTGGATTCTATTATATCAATCTCGATCGTGATATTATGCGTGATCGTGATGCATTTAAGAGACTGAATGATGCAAAGCAATACTGTGCAGACAAAGGCAATCCTGTATTATATTCGTTACTCGTGAACGAAAAATGCTGGGGTGGTTGTCCTATTATGCCTGAGCATTATCAATATAACTCTACACGTACAGGCACAGAACCTCAATACTTTAACAGTGAGATCAGTCGTATCTCGTGTTCACGTTGGGATGAATATGATCCTGCAACAGAATTGAAGGCAGCAAATCTACCACCGTGGAAAGAAGATTGGCAGTGGTATTTGGATAATGGAATTGATGTATTCAAACTGCACGGTAGAGAGAATGCATTGCGTCTAAGAGAGTCAATGGATATTATCGAACGATGGGATAATAATGATGAGATCATGTTCCCTGAGTTCAGTGATTATATGGTAGATCTTGATGTTCCTGATGCACCAATCAACATCTGGAGAGATAAGATCAAGACCTGTAAGTTTGATTGCTGGGATTGCAATTATTGTGAGTCTGTGGTAGAGTCTAAATTAAAGAAACAAAAGCGTGAGAAGATGAATCCTCTTGTAGATCGTGTCATTCGTGCTATCGATGGTGCTACTGATAACAATTCAAACTTTGATCCTAAAGATTTCAATATCACTGGTCTATCTTCTACTAAGGTAAGACATCTGTTGAACAACCTTTGTAATGAACGTGGCACAGTATATGCTGACGTTGGTTGTTATATGGGTAGCACATTGTTCGCTGCTGTTATGCGTAACGACAATGTAAAAGCATACGCTATTGATGACTTTGCTAACGCAGCGGTCACACCTATGCGTAAAGAACTGCGTAAAGATTATGAAGTAGAAGATCCTGCTGAACAGTTTGTTAGAAACTTCAATGACTACAAGAAAGCAGGTGGTGATTGTGCTATTGGTTTGGTAATGAGACCACTGGCAGAGACACAATTCAATCCTGACTATCCTCCTAATGTTATCTTCTACGATGCAGAGAATGAACCAAAGTTTATGATTCCTAACCTGCAACATATTCATGATCAAGCAGATTCATCGTATGTGTTGGTAGTTGATGATGCAAACTTTGATGGTGTAGTAGCAGCAACCGATGAATTTGCTAAGGATAAGACTGTTGTGTATAAGAGATTGATCACAACTGAAACACCTGAAGATGCAGATGATTGGTGGAATGGTGTTTATATTCTTGTGATCCAACGATGAAAATTATTGATGATTTCTTACCGCCCGATCAGTTCGGGCATATTGTAAGAACGATGACCAATGCATTCTTTCCTTGGAATATGTCCAAGATTGTTGATGATAACGATAACAATCATCAACGTAACGTGCAGATGGTCCATATGTTTTATGAACGTCTAGCACCTGTTGACAGTAGCATTGAATTGCTGTATCCTGTACTACAGGTGATTCAACCTTATGCTTTACTAAAAGCAAAAGCAAATTTGATCATCGGTTCAGATAAATTGGTTGAACATGGTATGCATATCGATGTTACTGATGCTGACGATCGTCCCTACTTACAAACATCTATCCTCTACATGAATACTTGTAATGGATATACATTGTTTGAAGATGGCACAAAGGTACAATCAGTTGCTAATCGATTTGTCACCTTTCCTAATCACACAAGGCATACAGGAACTACAACAACTGATGCTGAATATCGTATGGTAATTAACTTTAATTATGTTTAAGAAACTAATTCGTCGCTATGTGAAACTGCTTCAACGTATCCCAGAGCGACACTATTGGCCCCTGTTTATCTTTTTGTCACTGTATTTTGTGATCCCATACAGTGAGTTTGTGGTAACACTTCTCGCTCTTGGATACTTCAGGTTTGAAGAATCTTATCGTAAGTTCTTCGGTAAGGTTATTGCACCTCTCCCCGATGTAATTAAGTATGGCGGGTCAGTTATATTTTTCCTTGTGATGTTGGATGATACTCTTGCATATGCATCTATTATTCTTCTTGCTTTCTGGAGCAACAGACAAATGAAAAAACATGGAAAAGATATAAATACCTTGGAAGAGTCCCAAGAATAATATGTCTCAGTTAAATGTTGGAACCCTGAATGTCGCTACGGTTGATTTCTCGGGCAATGCAACAACAATGACATCAGCAGATATTGGCACCATTATTGGTGGATCGCCAAGTCAAGGTGAAGTTTTAGAATATACAGGAACGCAATGGGCAATCGGCACACCTTCAGGTGTTCCTGCTGGTTGTGTATTTTATATCGCTGCATCTTCTGCACCTACAGGTTTCTTGAAGTGCAATGGTGCTGCTGTTAGTAGAACAACTTATTCTAATTTGTTTGCTGCTTTGGGGACCACCTATGGCGGTGGAGATGGTAGCAGCACGTTCCAATTGCCAGATTTAAGAGGCGAGTTTTTACGTTGCTGGGATGATAGTCGCGGCGTAGATAATGGTCGTTCTCTTGATAGTACCACTCAAGGTGAGATGATTAACCAGCACAAACACTGGATCTCTTCAATGGCAACGGACGATAGAAATATGACTGGTACTGGTGGTAACGGACAAGAATATGGTCTGGTATCTGATGCTAGTTCCTACGACTCTAATGATAGAAACAAGAGCACAGGTAGATATACAAGAAATGATCCTGGGTTCAATAGTAATAATGAAACTCGCCCTCGTAATATCGCAATGCTCGCTGTAATTAAGTTCTGAATCATGCCTTTAATTTATCACTATCACCCAGAAACATTTTTATATCAGCACTCAGAAGAAGCGGATGAATCTCCGTTAGAACCTGGGGTCTATTTGTTACCAGCAGCAGCGACTTGGGATGAACCTCCTCAGTCTGAGACTGGTAAAGTTCTGAAGTATCTTGATGGTACTTGGACACAATCTGATCCTGATCCTGAACCAGAAGGAAATACTGCTGATGATGAACTTCCAACACCGTCAGAAATGTTGACCGCTGCAAGAAACGGTCTGTTAAGAAGATCTGACTGGACTGTATTACCTGACTCACCATTGAGTGAAGATAAGCAGACAGAATGGAAGACTTATAGACAGAAACTCCGAGA